CCTCCGCCACTCGGCTGAAACGGCGGTGGCGTAATGTTCAACAAACAACAGGTTCATGTGCTGTTGATTCTGTGGATGGCTAAGCGTCCGCTTACCCATGGGGAAATCGAACGTATGGCGGTTCTAGCGAAGTATGACGATACTCCGCAGGGATTGAGGACGCGCATGATCGAGCTTGAGCGTTCCGGTCATGTGTACCGTGTCGATCGGGATGGCGTGAACAGTCGGCACCGTCATTGCTGGCGGTTCGCGCTGACTGACGATGGGCGCGAAGCCATTAGGGAGCTGTTTGGCGAAACAAAAACAATGTGATATAATTTATATATCACACATCATATGGAGGTGAAACATGCGCAAGCAAAACAAAATCAAAACCGTAATCAACGGCCAAGAAGTCACCGTGGAACAGGACAGCCAGACCGGCCAGTTCTTCACACGACAGAACACCGGCAACACCCCAGTTGACTACGCGACCATCAGCGACAGGGTGACCATCGGCCAGTGCATCAAATACTGGCGTCTACGACACGGGTATTCGCAGGAGGAACTAGCCGAACGAATCGGCGTCGCCAGCCCAAACGTAATAGCCATGTGGGAAACCGGACGCCGCAAACCGCAAAAGCAATACCGGTTGCGGTTGGCCGAACACCTCGGCTATGACATCCTGACCAAAGACTAGAACATAGTCTAAAAACCTGCACCATTAATCCAATCATCATCACACCAAAGGAGCAACAATGAACACCATCAACTATCTGACCTCGATCATCAACCTCTTACAGAAAACCCCCCAAGCCCAGGAAATCATCGACTCCCAAGGACTCGGACAGGAACTCACGTTCGGACAAATCGGGATTAAAGACGCCGAAGCGTTCCTCAAACTCTACGACGTCCTGGGCAGCGTTGAAGGCGTCAAGACCACGGCCATTCATGAATGCAAGACAGACACCGATAGGCAATATTTCTTCAAACTCGTCTCCCCGATAACCTTGTACTTCTTCCACTGCGAAGGAGTATCCAAGTGAACAAAACAGACCCTGATATCGAAACCCGTATGAAAGTGTTCCACCGAGACCACGGCAGATGCTTCATCTGCGGGAGAACGTTAAGCGCCTCAGCTTTCAACCTGCATCACCGTCGTATGCGCTCCCACTCTTGGGAAGGATTGAACCAGCCCAGCAACCTCATTACCGTGTGCGGGTCGGGAACAATAGGATGCCACGGACGTATCCACACCCACCCCAAAGAATCGTATGAGAACGGTTGGCTGGTCAGCGCCTACAACGATCACCCAGAGGAAGTTCCGGTGTTCAGCGAATACCGAAATCGAGAATTAATCTTAAACAACTGAAAAAGAAAGAATAGCCCGGCACCAGTCATCAAGACCAGGACCGGGCTAATTCATTCGGTCATCACACCATCGCTCGAAAGGAGCAACCCCAGTCTATCACTTGGAGGTGCCAGTGTAGATGCGGGTCATGCCTCTTCCTGCCACCCCTGCGGGTAGGTGTCCGGAGACCACACGCACCAGTCCAGCACGCACGTGTAGTGCTTCCCGTTGTAGGTGATTTTGTCGCCTACGCGGTAGGCGTCGTGCGCGCCGGTAGGCTGCTTGTATTCCGGCCACTCGTCGGCCGGTTCCTCGGGTTCGCCGAGGTCGGTCGATAAGCCGGATTCCAGCTTGCTCAAACGCTCCTCGATGGTCGTCTCCCACTCCTCGACGGCCTTCACACGGTCGGCCAACGGGGCGTAGGAATCGTCGGGCTTGGCGTTCGCCTGCGCCTGTTCGAGAAGCTGTTTCATCTCCTCATCGGTGAGTTCACCCATCACGTACATGGTCTTGATGCGCTCGGTGAAGTCAGCGAGATCATAGCCTCCGGCGTTGATGATGGTTTGGAATGTTTCGAACATTGGTCATGCTCCTTGCATGATTGCTTGATTGACTGCAAGCAATGCAATTGCCATCATTACCTCACTTGGAGATGCCTGCGTAGTGGACGCCGAACATTCCCGCCACGCCGGAGCCGACCAGAGCGCAAGCGCCACCCAGCACAGCCACCCACGACGGCATGTCCGGCACGGCACTCACGAAACTCAGCACCGCACCGGCGATACCAACCAGTCCGGAAACCAGATACGCCCACTTACGAGTCGCTGCGTTGAACGTCGGCACGTAATTATCATTGCCGTCCGCCACTTCGTTATTGATCTCGGTGTCCTTGGTCGACTCACCAGGATTAATGCTCATAACAAACCTCCTATCGAATAGTTTACTTGATGCGGATTGCCTGGCCCGCGTAGATCACGTCAGGGTTGGCGATACCGTTCAACGCCACCAGATTGGAAACACTGGTACCGTACTGGGCGGCGATACCACTCAACGTGTCACCAGGCTGGATAGTGTACGTCGTAACGGACGGTGACGGTGCGCCGCCCGGCAGCTTCAACACCTGACCAGGATAAATCAGATTAGGGTCGGCAATGCCGTTAAGCTGCTGGAGAGTCTGCCACGAAACCCCGTACTTGGCGGCGATACCACTCAACGTGTCCCCCGACTGCACCGTATACGTTCCACTACCGGACTGAACAGTATTGGCAGTACCATTGATATTCAGCACCTGACCTGGATAAATCAGATTAGGGTCAGACAGATTATTAATCTGCGCCAGCACCTGCCAGCTAGTCCCATACATCGACGCGATACCACTCAACGTGTCCCCAGAGCGCACGATGTACGTGCCAGACGCGGGAGTAGACGGAGCAGGAGCGGAAGGGGTCGGCACGTTGGTCACACTCGAATGACCAGCCTTATACGCATCCCACGCATCCACATCACCATAGAACTTGTCAAGGTCAAGACTTCCTGAATATCCAGGCAAACGACCATTGCCCGAATACTGGCGGATCGCGCACGCATACGCGCCCTCGTTCCATGGCGTATCCTGATACCCAGTAGCGTCCATATTCGCGTACTGAGCTACCCACAATCCACGATCTCCAATATTCTGAGCATCGTTAAGCATGGACGCTCCCACGTAGACGATAGGCTGGGAGCCTGTACGCTCGTACACGCGGTCACAGAACGACCTAATCCACTGTTGAGCAGACGAGCCAGACCCGACCAGTCCGTTACCCTGTTGCTCCCAGTCCAAGCACCATACGACCTTGCCGACCCAATTCGCGCAATTGTTCACAAAAAAGTCAGCTTCGGAGACGGCGTTACCACCGTTGGCGTAATGGTATACGCCCACACACTTTCCCAGGCTCAACGCCTGTTCCACCTGCCGGGCGCAATCCGCTGAAACGTACCAGCATCCTTCCGTCGCCTTGCTGATAACGAAATCACACGGTACAACAGACAAGTCGATACCAGCCTGCCAATTGCTGATGTCGATACCGTTCAAAGCCATCGAGACTCCTCCTATAAGCTGTGATTGTGTAGAAGAACAGCCACGCCATGCATAAAACGGCGTAGGCCGTTACCAGGACGTGAACCATCAACGAGACGACGGCGAGCAACAATACAAGAATCACACACCGTTTGAAACGCCTCATAGGATCATCCTATCATCGAACGAATCGATATTATCATTACCGATAATGCCCCATAAGAAGTCAAGTTCGTAAACATGCTCGGCTATCCATTATCTCCGGTCAACTCCTCAAGTGACGCAATACGGTTGCGTAGATAACCAGGCAACGACGGTTTAGGATGATTCTCCAAAAATTCAGGGTCGATAATCTCGCAGACCTTCGACATCCAGTGTCCCAACGCGCGAATATACCCAGTCTCAAGGTCAATCGTGTATTGCATCGCATCACGGTTCTTGATTAGTGCGCTTATTTTCTGATCTTGGGCGTCGATCTGCTGTTTCATGTCCCCTTGCGCGGACACTAAAGCTTGATACGCGCTGGTCAAGTCTGACCTACGGTTAGCTAGCCATGTTATGAGTCCTCCGAGGGCTACGCCGCCTACGCCGATGATTGCCGTGAGAATATCAGTCATAGTCTCTATTTTAGACCGTGCCGATAATGCTCATTATGCCAGGAAATGGCGGGACGTGGAAGCTGAAGCGTAAGACGATTACGTTCGGAAGTGTCGCAAAAAACACGGTCGTAGGCACTGTACCGAATGTCGGCAATATCAGTGACGCTTACGGTATGGTGTTGCTCGGTTCCGGCAGCACAGTACCGTTGACGTTCTTCCACCCAGACTATCCGAATCGTGCGGCATCATTCAGCATCAACACGTCAGGACAGATTATCATACTGTACGGTTCGGAAAACACGTTGCAAAGCGGGCGTATCACCGTCTGCTGGGAGCATTAACCACCGTACTTGACTGGATACGTGATGCTTACGGTCAAGCTAACCGAATTGCCATACCCGTTGAACGAAATCATCAGCCCATTGTTGGATACCGAGCAAAAACCGTAAGAAACGACCTGCCAACCAACGCGACCCGCTAAGGTACCGAAAGTATCAACATGAGGGACTGGAGGATTGTAACCCTTCACATATCCATTGAAAGCCCCAGTGCCCCCCTGATACGTCTTAGTCGCGCCAAGCGTGCAAAACCCGTTTCTAGTACACTCAGTAATAGACCATCCATCGTGAGAACTGGTTTTCGGCGCATCTGAAACCCACGCGCCGCCGCTTCTGACATAACGGGCATTATCGGCCATCGTAATAGCCTCCTGCCCATCTGCCGCGCCAATGGTGTTGAGCTGTTCAAGATCACGCGCCATCAGAACCGCGTTATTACGAATCATCGGGGCCGCATCCGACGCGACACCGGCGTTCACCTGGGCAATAACAAGACCGTTGATATTCGAGTCAGGCGTACCCGCCGTGAACACTTCGATCTTTCCGCGTGGAGTCGTACCGTGCGATTGAGACGGGTCTTCCACCGTAACCGCGATTTTGTAATTGTTGGTTGAGTCCGCCAACTGCACGGTCGTATCGGTGGTGATGGCGTAGGTGTACGCGCCGAGACCATCCCACGGGCTGATGGTACCACAATGAGGCTTGACCGTAACGGTAAGACCGCTCACCGTGACCAGAGGACTCGGGGAACCGTAGCGGATTCCAGACAAACCGTTAAACGCGGTACCATCGGACGGTACTAATAGAGGATTAATGGCGTGTCTGTAATTGTCCGCCGTATACTCCGGGGAACCGTTTTTCGCGGTAAGCGGGTGCATGATGATAGCCATAATCATTCCTCCGAATCGTCTACACTCATTTTATCCAGGTCAGAGGATAGTTCGTCAACCTTAGCCTTGAGCGCGTCCAATTCATCCGCCACCTGTTGAGCGAGGCGGAGCGCCGCCACACCAAGCATGGGATAGTTGATACCTACCAGCGTGCCGTCTTCATCGTATTCGCAGAAGAAACCTAACCCGTTTTCGTCCAAATCGTCGGCGATCATACCGACCAACGGCTGAGCATCATCAAGATTCTGGTTCTTGTCAGCCTTCATCCGATAGACGCGCCACTTCACTTTGCGGAGAGCGTCAACAGGAATGTAATCGTCCGCGTCCACGATATCGGTCTTCACTGCACGAATCGACTGAGCCGTGCCCATAGTGCCGTTAGACAACACCCACACCGCGCGCCAAGAGCCTGACGCAAACACATTGGTATAAGCGTTGGCGATACCAGTACCACCACGATTGGGAGCCAATACCCCCCAGTTCCACGTCTGCGTTTTAACGTCAATCTCGGAACGGGTGTAACTGTTGCGGGTGATGCTTTCCTGCACACGCTGGTCAAGATTGTTGGTCAGCGTCTGCACTTCATCATACATTTCCGTAATCTGATCGACCATAGGTTTAACGCTGTTGACGATGCTCGGCGGCAGTTCCTGCAACTGGCGTTTGATATCCGAGAACTGGCGTGCTGTAGCATCCGCGCTATCTAGACTGAACTTGAATTTGCTCGGCATTATCGTCCTCCTGCTGCAATATAGGTGTGATGGTCCACGCCTGGCTAAAATCTATCTCGTACCCGATGATACGGGCGGTACCGTGATTATGGTCAGGGAAGTGTTCGGCGTCTTCTCCCACTGTCCACGATATGAGGTCGCCCGGCTTCCATTCCTCATGCACGATCGGAGCGGAAAGCAGACTCAAGCCCATAGTGATGGTCTGGGTACCGTTCTGCATCTGCAACAACGAGGACTTGGCGTGTTCGTTCAGCGTCGTCTTGTTCTTGATACTGGCTGACGGCTGGAACACGTATTCCAGCATGGGCCGGTTGGGCTGGTTTGCGATCATCCAATCGGATTGCGGACGGTCGCCAGCGTCAGCCGTACTCACAGCCATTACCGCGTTAGCACCGTACCCGTTCGTATAATCCTCCAACAGGTTGAACGTGGTCATAACGCTTTCATCGAACGTCGTGATTGGCGTGGTGGAGCCGATATGGTCGGCGACCGTCATCACAGGTTCATAATGCCCGTCGTTGATGGCACGCCATGATGTACACCATTCCGGCCCGTTCAGCACGTTAGCAAGCTCTTGCAGCACGCTTAGCAGGGTCTTGTCGCTTTCCGCCTCATACGTGCGGTCACGTTTGACGCTACTCGGGGACGCTTCGACAACGAGATTGAACCTGTGGTTTTTAAGTGTGGTGGTTACGAGGTCTTCCACGATCTCGCACTGGTCACGATTCGTGTACGTGTGATCCTGTACGTACACGTTATCGAGATAGTGTTCGACGGTTGCCAACGTCAATGTTAATCCGTCTCCGCGCATTGCACGCTCGCGTTTGACCACGATACCGCCCCACAGGACGGTAGATTCGCGCAACAGGAGTATGGCGGCCTGGTACGGTGTGGTGGCTTCGTCCCAATTGCGGGGAGCGTTGCGCCACGGGAGCGTGGCCGTTTCACTGGTCGTTTCCTCGAAACGGTACGTCAGGTGGGTTAGTTGGAGGTCTGGGAGTTCGGCTATCACCGTGCCGTCGTCCAACGTGACGGCGACGAACTGCAAGCCGGAACGCTGCCACAATACACGCGCAGTGTCCGAGTATAAGCCGTTCGACTGCGGCAATCGGTCGGAGATAAAAGGCATCCGGCACCTCCTTAGATGTAAGCCTGGTTGAACGTGACCGTCATCCGTGCGTTAGCAGATGGTTCCTCGGCGCTGAACATCCAGATGTTCTCACCTAACTCCGCGTAGCTCCATTCTCGTCTGGTCACACTGCCACGTGCCGGGTCGGTGCCATCGATAAGAATATCATGCGTGGCACCGTTGATAAGGATATAATGACCATCACCCAAACTGAGATCGAACGCCATGATATGCCCGCTCAGACTATGCTCAACCTGCGGATTGACCACAGGCCCATCGATACGAATAGTCACCGGACTTGGAGCACTACCAGTGTTAGTGAGGCTCACGCTACCCGACACGGTTGTTTCAGACCACACCCACGTTGATTCACTGCCAGTATCGATATCCTCGAAATGATAGGGGAACGTCATACCGCCCTGAGTGTGCGGCAACCCGGTTTTTCCGCTCACTGACTGAGTATCGTAAAGATACGAGTCCAAAGCGGTCAGTCCGATACTGAATTTAAGAATATTGACGCCAGCCCACTCCACCAATGGAGCGGAAGACGACTGCATGACCTGCACCTGACGGCTGATGTTCCCCAACTCCACGACAAGCGACTGACTGGTGATATTAAACGAACGTTTGAACGCATCCCAAGCGTTGATGCAGTTTTCCGTGCATTTGCCGATAATATGACCCTCGACACTGATCGAGCGACCCTGAGCCACTGGAATATTGCTAAACCATCCGTCAGACCATGCTTTGTCCTTGGTCTGCAAGGTCGAACCAACACCGTCGAACAATCCCGAAACGTTCTGAAACGTTACGTGCCACTCACACCCGTATGAGTCGATTCCGTACAAGGGGAACCCGTTCAGGGTCAGGCGGATGTCGCGCGGGTCAAGGGTAAAGATAGCCATACCCTCAGTCTACCCGCGCGGCTTGTCACACGTAATGGAAATTAATCACCCTAACGGCTTCCCGTGCCGCCGCGTTCGGGTCAAGCGCGTTCACCGTGATAGGCGCGCTCACACGCGGGCCACTGTTCGCGTTCAAATTCACCGGGTTGGACATAACCGGCATGGGCGTCACGATGGACGACGGCAGAAGAGAATTCACCAGGTCTTCCACCGGACGAGTGGCCGCACGCTCGTTCTCCGATACGCCACGGCCAAGACCAGCAGGAATCATCCGACCTATCTCACGGTCGAACACCTTAGACGGGGACGCGATACCCAGCAGGCTCTTAGCACCATCGATGACACCGCTAACCGCGTTCTTGACCGCAGATATGGCACCGCCGATGCTTTCCGTGATGCCGTTAATCAAGCCTTGAATAATATTCTTTCCGGCGCTCAGAAGCCATGATCCAGCTCCGCTAAACACGCCCATAATACGGCTCGGGATACTGGTGATGAAATTCATCATCGAGCTTACGCCACTGCTGACGGCCCTGGTGATACCACTCCATGCGCTGCTTACCGCGCCATTAATACCGTTCCACACATTGCTGAAAATACCGCTAATACCGTTCAGCACGCTTGAGATGATGCTTGAAACTGCATTGATGGCACCAGAAACGATACTTTTGATACCGTCCCAGACACTGGAAGCGATATTCTTGATTCCTTCCCATACCCCGGACCAGTCGCCGTTAATCGCTGCCAATACGGTGGTGATTATCCCGTTGATAACGTTCATAACCGAAGTGACAACCGTCTGGATGAATGGGAACACCGCGTTGATGACGCCTTGAATGTAAGTGCCACAGATTTGGAACGCTGATTGGATGGCGGGCAGCACGGCCTGGATCAACGCAGCGATGTTATTAATCACAGGCGTTACAGCAGTCGCAATAACGCTCATAGTTTGCCCGATGCTGCTCACCAAGGTAGACAACACTGGTGCAATGGTCTGGATTGCGGCCGTGATAATAGGCATGATGGCATTACCGAGATTCTGTAAGGCACTCATAAGCGGTTGGAGTGCCGGAAGCACCGTCTGAATCGACGAGGCGATGTTATTAATCACCGGGGTTACAGCAGTCGCAATAACACTCATAGTTTGCACGATGTAGCTCGCCACGGTAGCTAACCCTGATGCGATGGGCTGGATTGCAGGCATGATGGCATTGCCGATATCCTGTAAGGCACTCATAAGCGGTTGGAGCGCCGGAAGCAACTGAGATTGCACCATTCCCACAACTGGTTGAAACGCTGTCTGGAACGTTGTGCCGATTTGTGAGAGAATCGGGCCGATAGTCTGCACTAGTCCCGTAAACACGCCGCTAAGTCCGCTGATTCTCTGCGCCAACATGCTGATACCGGATGTCAACGGGCCTTTGAACTGGTCAAGAATCGTCGTACCCACGCCGACAACGGACGCTTCCAGATTACCCATCGCACCTTCAATAGTGCTGGTGCTGGTAGCGGCTTCCTTCGCGGCGTCCGTCATACCCAAATCCATTATGGCTTGGTTGAATTCCTCCGCGCTGATCTCGCCTTTCTCCATCGCGTCGCGGAAGTTCCCAGTGTAAGCCCCGTTCTTCAACATCGCCTCTTGAAGTTTGCCGGATGCACCGGGAATGGCGTCGGCCAACTGGTTCCAGTTCTCCGTGGTGAGCTTGCCAGCGCCAGCGGTCTGCGTAAGCACCATACCAACCGAGCTGAAAGTTTCAGCGTTACCACCGGCGACAGCGTTCAAATTGCCTGCCGCCTCTGCCAGTTTGTCGAAGCCCTGTACTCCGTTCGCGGCAAGCTGTGCGGTCACGTTACGGATATCGCTGATGCTGTAAACGGTCTGGTCGGCGTAAGTCTGAGTGCTGGCTGTGAGCGCGTCAATAGCACCCGTATCCAGTCCGGCGAAGTTCAGCGTGCTTTTGAACTTGTCCGCAGAGTCGGAGGCTTCGATAATGTCTCCGGTAAGATCACCGATGGCGTCCACAGCCATTCCGATACCCGAGGAAACAAGACCGCCAACGGCACCGGCGGCGGCACCGAACTTCCCTAACCCGCTGGAAGACTTGCTTGAAGATTCATCAACGTTCCCAAACGCTTCATCAGCATGTCGCGCCGACTCTTCGATCTGACGGCTACCCGATTGAATATCCTTTACGCCAGCGTTCCAATCGCCGGTGTTGATCTCGGCGTCTAGGGTCAGTGTCGCGTCGGCCATTACACGTCCTTCCCGAGTTTTTCGATAATCGTGTTAATATTGCGGTCGCCGTGCTTGCTGAACGCGGCGGCGATGCAGTCGAACGTCATGAGGTATTGTTCCGCCAGCCGCCGCCGTCGGATACGGCGTCCCTCTCTGAGCAGGTTCATCATCAGGGATGAATCCACGTTGTTTTCCAGCACGTCGCGGATAGCCTGCCACCCGTACAAGTCACCAAGCTCGGCGAGGATGTGAACGCTCGGAAGCGGCTTGCGAGCCGCCTCCTTCTGTTTGTAATCCTTCATTGCCTCCCGTTCGGCGGGAGTAAGCAGGCTATCCCACGACTTCATCATTTGCCCTTGATGTCAACGGTGATGTTCTCCGCCATCAGACCGCACAACGCGGTCATGGCACGCTGGTATGCGAGGTCGCTACGCTTACGGGTCTGTGAAGCCCACTCGGAGAATTTATCGGCTGGACTCATAAGGTTTTCGACCAACGGGAAGATAATCTTTTCAGCGGTTTCCAAAGTCTCACGGTTCGCCACGCCAGCGCTCAGCTTGTCAATCGTCTCCGCATTATCCAGGATCGTGAGCATATCCTTCGAGCCAAGCGGGCGCATGGTGTACACGGTGCCGTCGATTTTCACGGTGAGGGTGCGGAACGCTTCTCGGGTGTCGATGCTCAAAACAGGGGTAGTCATTGTTGCTCCATTCGTGTGATATCATAGGACTGTTCCCCTTCGGAAACTTCTAGAACTAGAGCGCCCGCCACCCGACCGTGCCAGCTACGGTGGCGGGCGTTACTTATGCTCACGCACTGGCGACATTGAAGTGAACCACGGTTTGAACATTGCCAGCCTTGAACGTGACAGTACCCGTACCAGTCTTCTTAAACTGAATATCCCAAGTACCGTCCCCGTTGTCCGTAGCGGTAACATTATCAGTTCCAGCTACGGTGGGGGTGATGGTACCAGTGGCACCATTCGGAGACGCCATCACATTCACCGTCACATGCTCCCCGACGCGGCCGGAGATGTTCGCCGGGGACGCGGTAAGCGCGGTGACCTGAACGTTCTCCGCCGTCTTGATGGTGCCGGAATCCTCGTCGTAATACGATGGGGTATCCAGGTCAAGCTCGCCCATGACCACGGCACCGTTCGCACCGGGAGTCATCGAGCCGGACAGTGTGACCACGAACGGGTCGGACAGGCTCACGGTGAACTCGCCGCCCACGCTGATTAGCGCCTGCGGGATACGGAAGTCCTGCGCCGATGAATGGCCATCGCACACGTTATGGATAATGATGTCACGCGGAGTGTTGGAAACACATTCGGTGCCGCCGAAACGCACCTGACCCGTCTCGGACAGCGAACCGGAAATAACGCGCTTGAACTTCGCATTATGGTACAGTTCCGGAAACAGCATACCGAGGTAGCGGACGCTCGGACAGATAATGTTCAGCTCGAAACTCATTTCCTCATATGAGCCATTCGGTACGTTGATAGTGCCGGACTGCGAGGACACCTCGGTAGTGCCGGGAGTCAGGGTAATGGTGCCAGCTTCATCCTGAACGTAGTCGGGGGAGATCACCATATCGTCGATGTAAACTGTCTTCTTGCCAATAAGGGGGTAGGAAGCCATTGTTTGTCCTTTCGTCGGGCGGGACTGCACACGCGGCGACTAATGGACGGTTCCTATTCTACCGTTTCGGGGGAGAGCTTGTAATCCACATTGAACCGGATGCTTTTCACCCAGCGGCCTTCACCGTCGATGGCGTCCATGTCGATGGCGGTCGCCGGATGCACGCGGATTGATACAAAGTCTATATCAGCTATGGGGTTGCAGGTCAGTCGGCAATACTCATGCAGACGATTGTTGACGAAGTGCAGGAGTCGGAGCATCAGACGGCCTTGTTCGATCACGTCGAAATAGCGGCTACTGATAGTGAGCTGATCAGTGTAGAGGTCGCCGTTGACGCCCACGGTGTTCGCGTTAACCCAGATGCCCTCGGCGTTCGTGACGCTACCCGTGTCCAGTACTGGACTGGTGCCGAAGAACAGTGTCTTTCCGTAAGTGCCGAAACCCTCGTTTTGGAGGGTCATGCACATGGCCAGATCAATCATGATGGCGCTCCTATCCTAGGTTGAAATATGATTTAGCACGGCTAGCGGCAGTGTTCCTAGCCCGCTGGAGGTAGCGTACCGTGTTCGGGTGCAACCGGTTCGTGTGTTCGCGGATACGAGCGTAAGGTACGCGACTGTTGCCGAACGTGATACGCCACTTCACGGTGGAAAGCTGTTGGAAACGGCCACTGTTACGCAAAGCGCCGGTCAAGACGGGAGCGTTCTGACGTGCCATCTTGAGGATGTCGGTCATCATTTTCACGCCGCCCTTGTTCAACTGTTGGGTGGAGAGCTTACGCGCCCAATCGGCGGACAACTGTAATCGGTAGCTCATATGCTGTCCCTTCCATACGGGTTCCCGTACACGGTGATGAACCGAGTCTCCCCCATGTCCATATCATCGCCGCGACTGGCTTGCGTGACCTGGTACACTCTGCCATCGGACAATTCCACCATGAGATCGGGCCATAGTTCCATGTTTTCCCGCAAGTTCTCGGGAACCGTGTCCGTTTGGATATGGAATCGTCGACTGCTGATACGCGAACCGTATTCGGTCGGCTGATCGGACTGGGTTGAATGCTTCACAATCACCTGCAAGTCGGCCAGTTGTTTGTTAGGCAGACCGGGAGCCGTGTACCGCCAAAGCGTCGCTGCCTGGACTTGGTTCGGGAACAGTCGGAACGGGTCACAGAACGTTGCCATAAGCGTAGTCACCCCCCATGTAATCCTGGGCGTTGAGCCACCACGGTAATTGATGATGCTTGCGAGGCATGGAGAGAATGCCACCAGTCTGGACTCCGTTCCGGCATAGGCTCCACTGGCTGATAAGCGACTGGTACGGGGTCAACGCGCGTTCCATAGCCGTCTCGTTGATCGTTGCGTAGCTTACGCTCACATCCTCGATGCTCTTCGACGTGATGCGGTCTGTCTGTTCAAGAACGTTCTGGTCTGCCTCTATAACAGCCGCCAATACTGAAGATAATGGGGCGGGGATTTTGGCGAACCCGTGCGTTCCGGTCACGGTTATTACCGTGCCGACATTAAGACGTTCCGCGATTGTCAGGCAGTTGGCGTATTTGGTTTCGGGCGTCCACCCGTCGCCCATATCGTAGTTCACATGAAAAGCGAGAGTCACGCCGTCGGTGGTCTGCACGTTGGTCACTTCCGAATACCACGCCAATAGGGCTACGTGGCGGCCATCTCCTACGATGATTCCCACGTAATCATCCGTAACCGGGAATAGGTCTTTTTGGCATATGATGTTGGCGAGGTCTGCGAGCGCGGCGTCCTTCCATCGCGCGTAGACCGTCTCTCCCACTTGATCGATTACGCTTGCGTCGATGTCCATGTTTGCTCCTTCCGGAAATGAGTTAGGCCCTACCTCCCATTGTAGGAGATAGGGCCTTTGCGGTGCAGTCCCGCTACTGTTTAGGGTAGCGTGTCAGGCGGACGCCATCTGCCCGGCTGCGATCAAGGCGTCACGGAGCGCGATAAACTCGGTTTTAGTCGGAGTATCGCCAACTGGGGTTTTAACGTACGCGGCCTGCTTGACCAGGCCGGCCTTTTCCTTGGTCGCGTTGGTCGGCAGAACACCGCTCGCGATTTTGACTGCGGTTACGGTATTGTTGGCAAGGTCAGAGCCGGTAATACTGCCATCCTGAATCTTAGCGGAAGTGACAGCATTGTCAGCCAGCTTCTCGCTCGTCACGCTGCCATTGGCAAGGGAGGTCGGAGGGTCAACGGGATTACCCGAAGCGTCAAACACCGCCAGTTCGGCGATGTCCTGAACCGGGTTACGAGAGTCCGCCTCAACGAATCGAACCTGTTTAATCGTCATCGTTAGTCACCTCACTTGGCCTTCGGCTTGATGACCACGGCGGACTTCTCAGCGTCCAGACCGCCACCAGCGTAAATCTCCTGAAGATACTCGTTGGTGTTGGTCGAAAGCGCGAAGTTAGTGAAAGCCTCGATAGACGTATCACCGACCACCGCGTAGTGGGACGCGGCCATAATGACGCCCATAGTGGTGTCGTCGTCCGCGTCCGTCCACCATTCCGGGGTAATGATCTGGTTAACGCCGAGGGCGCGGGCCAGAGTATCGTCACCGCCGAGAGCAATATACGTGTTGCCGTTCGAGTTCGCGGACATCAGCAGGTCGGCCACGGTGTCAGCGTTGCACAGCAGCACCTTGTTGCCCTGCGCGCGAACCATGTGGGAGGCCCGCACGAAGTCCATTAGCGGAGCTTTATCCGCCGTCATGGTGTAGGAGAGCGCGAAACGGTTGCCATTCCACGGGGACAAAGACGATTTGTCTCCCGAGTCGGTCACGACGGAACGGAAATGGGCCATGTCCGCATAACCACCAAGAGTGATCTGACGTTCGATGGTCTGGACGATGTAGTTCGGGAGTTCCTGCAACACGTAACGGAGCAGAGCGCCCGGACGCTGGGTGCGGCGGATATCACCCTTGTTAAGGGTGATGTACTTGTAGGTGTAGTCGGCCTGAATCTCGCGCTTCACGAACGAAAGCACCTGTTTCTGCTTCTCCGAGCCGTAGGATTCCACAGGGTAGCCGTGGGCGCGGGTCTCGTTAGTCAGACCGGCGATATTGCCACCGATGGTGAGACGATCCATGCCGGTCTTACGCAGCAGATTCCACAGGCCGGAACCGCGCGTGTTCAGCGCGTCCGCGATTGTGGTGATTGCCGCAGTCGGGATGAACTTGTCCACGTCGGTTCTGTTAACGCCGAACGATGCGGTGTCCGACATGTTACGGTTCACGGTGTCAGCCCACTCACGGTGGAACTCTTCGACACCCTTGTTATCAGTGTTGATTAGAGCACGTTCGAACGCGATCATGGCGTCGTCGGAGTCAAGCCACGTCTTACGGTCGTGGGAGAACGTCACGGTACCCGACTGGCGGGCGGCGTGGTTGGCTTTGTTAATGATGATGGTCTGGCGACCGCTGGAAGTCTGCACTGGTTCCTCCGGTTCCGGGGTGCCCTCGCCCTCGCCCTCACCTTCCTTCTGGTTGGTGATGGCAGCGGTGATGTCATCGAGAGCGGACTGCATGATGTCGCCGATGGAATCGGTGAGCTGTTCCGCCTCTTCCGGGGTGAGTTTGAACTGGGCGATGGTACGCGCCAGCTTCTTCAATAGTTCCGGGTTCATGGTGTCTCCATTCTTGTTGTTGCGGCTGTTGATTGCGGTGAAAGCGGCCCTTGGGTCGGCCCCACGATAGACGACGCTGATTTCCAGTAGTTCGCCATCGTGGATGATACCGTCCTTGCCGGGCCTCTGGTTGAATTCAACGGTGATGCTGAAACTGTTGGTCAGGCATCCGTCGGCGGCAAGCTGGCGGATACGTTCGCCTTGATCTACCTCGCTGAGTTTCGCTTCGGCCATCATCCCATCATCGGTCATCCAAAGTCGGGTGATTGCACCAGCTTGGCATTCGATACTGGGCCTGTGGTCGATCAGGAGCGGAAGGGATAGTTTGTCGGACTCGGTGAGATCGGACACCAGTTTCAGAGTGCCGTCGATTAACGGCGCTTTCAGTGTCTTCAAATCTATGGTGAGTCCGTCACACATCACTTTGCCGCTGTTGGCAAGGAAGGTGAGGGTACGGCCATTGGTTTCTGGGGCACCGCTGTTGGCGAAGCTCTTACGAGTCTTCATCTTGGCCCTTTCAGATAGGGGGTTAGTGGTGCGGTCGAACGTCCTTAATGGGCTTAATGTTCTGACCCCCATAGTAGCACGATGCGATACACGTACAAACCTTTGCAGTTCGGGCACTTCAATGTAACCATTGTGTCACGGGCGCAGGAACCCAAGTAGCGTCCGCACCGTTTGCAATGGATGTCATACGTCATGATTCCACCACCTCGTAATCCTCGTAGCACCGGCAGTTGGGGTGTCCGTTCGGGGTTTGCATACTCTCGAAATTGTTCACGTAGGTGCGGTCGCCGATCTCGACGCTGGCGTTTTCAGCTAGATACGTGTCATCCAATGCGATTCGTTTGCCTTCCATGTGGCGGCAGAATTCGCACGCTTTTTCGTCTCCGCTGGTACGCCATACCTTGTACAGTCGGACGCCGAGCGTTTCGCTGAGATTGCGGGCACTGTAGAGACTGCGGAGCCGTTGCGATTGCACGGTTTCGCATCGGGCAATCAGTTCGGCGTGATTGTTGCCCATGCGTTCGAGCTCGTTACGCAGGCGTTCGGCGTCCCACTGTTCCACGTCGGCACGGTCCAGGATTTCCAGGACGTTGTTTGTGATGGTCTTGCTGGTAGACTTGGCGATACTCCTCAAGTGGTCTAGGTACGTTTCATGCACGGTGTCGGGGAGTTCAGTCCAGGAGTAGAGTTGCCGCCAATCATCAGCCGTATAGTTCTCGACTTCCACGGCAATGGAGCTTTCCGGATGGACTTCAATCCACGCGGTAATGACCTGCTCCAACTCGTAGCCGGTACGGCGGGCGTAGGCGGCGAGGTTGGTCATCAGGTCATCTTTCACGTCGTTAATCCACTGGTCGCCGATAGCTTCCAAATCATCGCGCAAACTGTTCTGAGAGCGACGGGCGAGCCTGATAACTCTGTTCACGTAGGTTCGAGTGGCGGGCAGAATGCGTTTCTCAGTTGCCGTTTCCTGCGGTTTGATATTACGGCTATACCGTTTTGCGGCTACTGGGATAGTCAGCGTCGGAGCCTGCTGATTCAAGTCAAGACGCTTGTACGAGTCGGGTAAGCCGAGCGCGTCCACGGCAGATTCCAGACTGGCACCCATGTTCAGGAGCTGGGTAAGCGAGTCAATACGAACCTTCTGAGTGTCGGCCTGTACCTTCTCCATGTCGGTCTGGGACGGTAGATCGAGGTTGAAAGTGATGCCATACCCAAGTCCGCCAGTGATGCGGTCTAGCTCGAACTGCCATTTATCCCACACCGTCATGCACAACGGTTTCAACGTGTTCTCAATGAACGCACGTTCGGCCTGTTCGGCGTTGGCGTAGGTCTGCCCGTTGTCGATGCCACGAATAATGTCCGGGACAGCGAGCGCGTTCGACAAGCGGTTGTTCACCACATCGTTGACGGTCTGCAAGTCCAGCGTATCGTTGGCGTTCTGGAACGGCACCCACACCAGTTTGCTCGTGGTGCTGGGCTTATGGGTCATAGGGTCAACCGGAATCATGTTGTACACGATTCCGTTGTTGTTGCCTGCGCCTCGGAATGTGCTTTCGAGGCGTTCGCGGTTGCGTTGGAAGTCTTCAGTGTTTTCCGATACGATGCCGAGCATTCCAGCGGGTACCGCGTTGTTGCCGAAGAAGCCACGCTCATAGTCGGCGATCATATCGTCTACGTTGGCCCACTTCTTCACGGTCATGGCGGGGGCGATGCCGCGCGTCGGATCGTTAGGGTGCTGCGAGTAGCTAAGGGCGATGGTTTCGTCTCGGGAAAATTCGTAGACTCGTTCGCCGTTGCCCAAGTCCATCGTAACGCGATGATACCAGGTCGAGCGAGAAGAATTGTACTGGCGGCTGTTCGACGGTAGCAGCGTATATCCGATGATGTTGTCGGCTGTAATGTCTCCGCCTGGCCCGTTAGTTGTCCAGATCAGTACGTCCAAGTGGGATTGGGTGAGGATGGTGGCGCAAACGATCTTGAGGAATTCCAGGCATGAATACGTGTCGTTTGGCGCGTAGAGCGCGGCCAACGGTGCGGGGGCCGGGTCGATGCGCCTGTTGTCCGCGTCCACGGCGTAGGGGATTACCGTGCTGAACCGTTGGGCGATTGCGTTCACATACGGGAACACGTTGTCGTAGGTGTCGTGCATGGGGATGGTGTTGCCGCCCATCGGCTGCCAGATGTTCCCGCCCATCGGTGTGGGGGACATACTGGGCGCATGGTTACGGTCGAACGCGCTCATAAAACCGTCACGGAGATTGTTCAGCAGGCTCACAGTTTCCTCGATTCGTCATAAGACCCTGCGTCTAGTCTACCGGGTGCAACGCATAAACCTAGCAGACAGCAACGTTCCACGATGGAAGTTGCAGCGGCTTGTAGTAGGCGAGAAGGACGCTGTCCGCTAGATCGGGGCTACCAGTCTGATTCTCTGTTTTGTAGTCTTTCTTCCGCTGCACTTCGCGTAGGTTTCTGTTGTTGATTGCCCATTCCCGGGTGCTGAGTTCCTGGAACAGTTCGGCTCGGTGTTCCAGGTTCGGGTTGATGGTGATTTCCGAAAGCTGTTCGGCAAACTCGAACCATAATTCCGAACTGACTGCCGGATAGCGGTCGGGATGCTTGGGTTTGGCTCCGAAGTTGACGCCGTTCACTGGTTGGCTTCGGCTGCGGAGAATATCCGTCACTCCTCCGCCCACGCCGGTATCGTCCACGTTGATGATGCTTGGATGATGTGTCCCGGCCAGGGTTATTATGCGTTCCGCTGTTTCGACAAGACTGGTTTTGCTCCAGCTCACGAGGTCTGCTAGGTGGCGTCCCTTTACGATGGCTACGGCGGTTCGGTCGGTTCCGTATCGGGCCACGTCAACGCCGAAGCTTACGCCGCCGTCTGTTTGAGGTTGGCGTTCGGTCGCGTCTGTGAGTTGCTGCCAGCTTATGACCTGGTTGATTGTTTTCTCGTAGGGCATTCCTTCCCAGATGTGGGCGAAGTCTGGGTTGTTTCGTGATTCTTCGACCTGCTGTTTGATTTCCTCGGGAAGGATTCCGGCTTGTTCCGCGTCACGCCATGTGGTGTGATGGTGGGTGGTGCGTTGTTGGGTGAGCTGGCTCGGGTGGGTGACGAAACGTGTGGTTATCGCATCCTCCGGGGTAAGGGGATTGCGGGTGAAGATAATGGTGCTGCCGTTCTTTCGGATGGTCGGCAGCAACACGTCCAGGCTATGGTCGGTGATGAACTGGGCTTCCTCGATCCAGCAACGGTCTACACCTTCGATGCCTTTCAGCGTGCTTTCGGGGTCTTCGTGCAAGCCTTTGAACCAGAACACACTGCCGTTGACGTGGGTTATCTGTTCGCGGGTGATGGTGAAACCGGGAAGCTCATAGCGGCTGATGATATCCGCTAGGAGCTGTTTGACGCTTTCCTGGATGCTGTTCTGGAATTCACGGGTGCATAGGATACGGGTCGGGTACATGCTGGCTTCGAGCGCTAGGGCTAGGGCTACGCTGGTGCTTTTCGCGCTTGAACGGCCTCCGCTGTAGTCGTAGTAGCGGTATGGTGGATTGTCACGGTCATGGAGGAAGAACAGTAGGTCTTCGTATGCTTTGGGGATTACGAGGTTGAATGTTCCGTTTTGTTCCATAATGTGCGCGCGATTCTCAATAGTCTGGTCTTCACCCGAAGAAACCCGAGCCTTATTGAGAATAATAGGCTCGGGTTTGTTCACTTCACCGTAACGTTGATCGTAGGCGGCTCGTACATCTGCACCGTCTGGTCAACCTGCTGGCGGGGCATCCCCTCGGTACGATTGGCCAGGTCCTGATAGGCTCGGAATGCTTTCTCACCGCCCTTCTTCGATTCAAGAACACGACGAAGGGCGATCTGTTCGGCTTGGGTCAGTTCATCCAGACGCTGCACCCATTCATCGAGTTCCTCGTTCGTGAGTTCAAGGAATTGCTGGAGGTTGTATTTCACGCTGCCGCGTTTTGTCCATTTACGACTGCGGTCTTGTGGGCGTTCTTGGAAGCCGCCTTTACCGGTTGGATTGTTCACGCCTCCGGTGATTCTTCCGTGTGCGTCTCTGGTTACGTTCATAAGGGTATTTTATGCTTTCTTGAGTTTAGTTTGTGTATTGTGTTGGTTGATGATGGTTTGTATTTCTTCTGGGGTGGTGTTGAGTAGGGTGGCGATGTATTCGGTGTTGTAGTGTTTGCGGTGCCATTGGAGGGCTAGTTCGGTTTTGTGTTGGCTGAGGGGCATGATGGGTTCTTATGCGAGGATGTAGGTTATGAGTAGTTTGAGTAGGGCTATGGTGCCGGTGGTGATGAGCAGGACGGTTAGGGTGATGAGTAGTCCGCCGAGAATGCGGCCTAGCTTGTAGCCTGGTGTGGTGTTGTGGAAGTAGTCGATTTCTGGTTTTCTTGGTTTCATTGGTTTGGTCTCCATGTGATCGTTAGGGATACGCCGGTTGTGGTGTTGTCGGCGTATCGTTTGTGGCTGGTTACGTCGGTTATCTGACAGTCATCATGCCAGATGTGTGTTTCGGTGATGGCGTCGTATAGGGCGCGTTGGAGTTTGTCTATATCGGGTTTGACTGTGGGGTGTTTGCGTTTGTGGGGTGGGATGGTTTTGGGGCGTGGAAGGTAGAACGTTGTTTCTACTGTCACGTATGAGTTGGGTGGGATGGTTGGGTGTTTGTGGTTGAGGATGGTGTCGCGCACGTGGTCGCGCCACGGGCGTTCCTTCTTGTCCATCGGTATTAGGCGTGTGACGGGTTTGCCTGTGGTGCGGCTCCTGCCGGTGATTGGACGGTAGGAGCCTTTACTGGCGGGGATGCCGGGGATGAACAGGCTGAACGAGAATGGTTCGCTTATCATTGGTTGGCCTTTGCCAGGTCGAATGTTGGTTGGGTTTCCGTTTTGAGTTTGGGGGGTGCAGGATGTCGGCGCGGTTGCTTTGGTGCTTGTAGGCTAGTTGGTTTTGGCCGATGTGTTTGAAGCGTTGACCGCAATTGTGGCAGAAAAGCGGGTCAGGGTTGTTTTTGTAGATTTCGAGAATTCGCTTGTGATATTCGGTGTCGTTTTCGGGTTGTCCGTTGATGTAGCGCAATGTGGTGTCCGGCCAGATCAACGTTCCGCAGCGGGGGCAATAGGAGACGGGTGGGATACCGTCCACGGGTTCCGGGCTTGCGGTGATGAATTTCAGGGGCGTCCAGAAGTCGCCGGTTTTGCTGAGCATGTCCTGGTAGGTTTTGACGAAGCCTATGAGGTCGAACGATTTGGCTGTAAGGCAGTGTTCAAGGATGTCGAATTCGTTCATACTGTTGACGGACGCATGGAGTTCCAGCAGGTATAGGAGGGCGACCAGGATACTGTTGAGTTCGTTCGCATCCTCGTAGTCATAGAGGGTTATGGTGGTGTCTTCGCGGTTGTCTATGGGGTAGTTCTGCCAAACTTTGACGTATGCGCGTTTCGTGAATTTCATGATTGCTTCTTTCCTGGAAATACGCCGGTTTGGTAGGCGTCATAGATCATCCGGACGGGTTCGTCTGCCTCTAGTTGGATAAATGGGTGCTCGCTCGTATCGGTTTCATGGCCAGCAGCCTGTTTGGGATTCTCGGTTTGTTTCGATTCGGTGGTCTTCGATGAGGCCAATAATCCTGGGATTTCATCGGAGACTTTGCCAGGTGATTCGATGATGTAATTCTCATCTTGCTTGTCAATGTCCGAAGTGCTTATGGCCGAGTGTATTGCGTAACGCGGTTTTTGGTCCGTTACGAGACAGCGGGTCATGGTGATTCCTTTCAATCGGTGGTGACTTGTGTCAGTCCGTACATTTCTCCCTTGGTGGCAGACTGTGCACGGCCGGCCTGGTATTCGCAGTACTGGCCAGGTCACGTAATATGTGCACACCGTCTCGCCGCAGTGGGTGCACTCGACATATCGGATTGGCCCTGCTCATTTCGTGTCCTTCCAATGTTTTTCACGCCAGGCGGCTACAGTCTTGCGGTCTTCGTCTGTTAATCCCGCCTGGCATTTGAACTTGACCAGGCTGAGCGCGAACTCGTAGCCTTCGCTCCACTTGTCAGGCACGCCATGCACATGGTTCTCGTCGAAGAGGTAACGGCAGTAATCATGCAGTTCGTCAATCGTCATTTCGCGTCCTCGCTTTGATTCGGCACCTCGGACGGCATGGAGCCGGAATAGCCGAGCATGGAACGGCAGTGGTCGGCTGTATTTTCGTATGCGTTGACTTGTCCCCTCACGACACCATATGCGGCCATGTCATGCTGCATTAAAAGAGCGCTCGCCAGTCTCAGGCCTTCCGCTTCTAACTGTTCGCACCAGTCGATGATCTCGTTGAGCGTCTTGTCTTTCTCGGTGACGTTCACTGCCATTTAGAACACGTTCCATTTGTTGTTGGCCTGGTTGAGCGAGTTGGTCGGGTCGAACGGGTCGGTTCCCGGACCCTGGTTGCCGGTCTGCTGGTCTTGCTGAGGCTGCTGGTTCTTCGCCTTGAGCATGGCGAGGCTGATGGTCGCGTGTTCGATGATGAAGTCGGTGCGCGGCTGCCCTTGGTTGTCGGTGCCGGGCTTCCATTTGAGGACGCCTTCGACGCGGACAGGGGTGCCCTTGCGTAGCATGCGTTCGTAGGTTTCCGCAAGTCTCAGGTCATACTCGAAGATGGTCGCCCACATGGTGTCGTGGTCTACCCATTGTTTTGTGGTCTTGTCCATGTGTCCGCCTGTGGCGACGACTCGGATAAACATGTAGGGGATGCCGTTGCGGGTCTGTTTGCGTTCGGGGTCTGCCGCCAGGCGTGCGAGCGGCAGGGTGATTCTTGGGTCATTCATCGTTGATCGTTGTTCCTACGGGTAGTGGTGTGATGTCGGGGTTGAAGTAGTAGCGGTTGCCTACCTTGATGTATGGCAGTCGTTTCTCACGGCAGTATCTGCGGACGGTCTGGATGTTGAGGTGCCATCGTTCCGCGTACTGCTCCGTCGTTGCGGTGTAGTTTTTAGCGTACATGATTTAAATATACATCAGATTATTCTTGATTGCAAGTAGCATGCGCTAGCTATATAATATATATATGCGCGCACTGGAACCAGGCGCACCAACATCAAATAAGATAGGACCAAGAATAAAGTAAGCGCCTTCCCCGGAAGAACGGAAGAAAGGCGCTAACAGAAAGGTTGGAAAACATGTCCGATACGAGTATAACACAGAATTCGGGTTTTTCGATGCTGCCGAATTGGGCGGTGGATGATGACCGGTTGGGCGGCTACGACCTGCTGGTGTATATGGCGCTGATACGTCACGCCGACAACACCGGCGTCTGCTGGCCCAGCTTGGAGCGGCTGGCGAAGATCGCGCGTTGCTCACAGCCCACGGTATCCAAGAGCCTCAACGTGCTGGAACAATTGGGGTACATTCGACGGGTCAAGTCCGATGGCAGGGCCAACCGGTATCACGTCTCGCTGTGGAAGCCCACCCCAAAACAGGGTTATGACCCTGAACCGACCCCAAAACCTGCTTTTGACCCCTCAAAACCTGCTTTTGACCCACCCCAAAACGAGGTTTTGACGAACAATACCCAAGAGAACAAAACCCAAGAACAATACTCGCGCGGCGAAGAAAAAATTACAGTCTCCTGCCATTCAGTGGACACCCTTAAAGCGCTTATGGGATTGTGGCCGAAGAAATGCAGGGGGTCAAACGAATTCATTCAGTGCTTTAACCAGGCGTTCGATGAAGTCGGTGCCGATGCGCTTATGAGGGCGGCGAAGCGTTTCGTGGAGTCGTGCGAGGGTACGCCATTGCAGTATGTGCGGACTCTGCCCGTGTGGCTGGCCGACCCGGTTAATTGGAGGGTTCAGAAGCGGGAACAGCGGAGCGAAGCGAAGCTGTCGGATTGGATGGCCCATAGGCTTCCTGATTCCATGTCCTCCGATGTGGCGACGGTTCTGCGTGCGAGGCGTGCATATTGGGGTGCTACTGGAGGTGTGGAGGCTTTGGAAATGGAATTCTTCCCAGGCGAAGTTAAGCATGTGGGCAATTTGCAGCAAAAACCAACAGTGTGATATAATATCTATATCACACATTGCATGGAAAGGATGCATATGAAGTTCTACACAAACCGATACCACGACTTCATCCCGTCACAAGGCATACCGGTACGCATAACGTACGGTTCGCCACGATGGCGACTTCCGTACACAATCGCAGCATCGGCGAAAACAGTGACGCCGGGCCGATGGTTCATGGAAGGAACCGACGAAGAATTCACCGAACGGTATCGTGCCATGCTGGACTCACACGGGGTCGCCCGCATCAGAACGGAACTTGAAACGATATCGCAACTCAACGGCGGTAAAGACATCGTGCTTCTATGCTTCGATGACGTAAGAAAAGGCTTGTGCCACCGAACGATTTTCGCCCAATGGTGGCAGGAAAAGACCGGTGAAGAAGTCAAGGAATTACAAAAAGGTTTGGAGGCCGATCAAAATGTGCTATTCTAATGACCGTTGCTATTCCGCCCCTAGCTCACCGGATAGAGCGCCCAATCTCGAATTGGGAGGCACCAGGTTCGACTCTTGGGGGGCGGTCTGATGGCAGGTTTCAACTCACCGTCCATATTGTTCCTCAACACTTGGGATAAGCCCGAACGTGATTGGAACGGGAATTTGTTTAGGCAGGCACCCGCGTCAGGGTATACGCGATACGTCGAACTGTACGCCGGAGCCTTCGCAAACTGCATGGTCGCCGTGGAGAACGGTTGGAAACCGGAGCAAATCGAGTCGTGCGACGTGTGGGCGTACACCGCAGCGCTCGGATATGCATATAGCGGGACACCTCTCACCGAAATGCGGGCAACCGTTGACGGTTCACCAGTCTCGCTCTCAGGAAACGCAGCGGATGACGCGGCTACCGTAATCATGGCGCAATATCGTATGCGTCTCAGCAAGCACGATGATGTCGATTACTACCGTGAACTTCTGACTGATCTTGACGTCAACGATTCGGAACACGTCGGCCAGCTACGGGAGCGAATCGCAGCGAATATGGTCAAGTTGGGGGGGCTGAGATACGAGCCCACCGACCCGATGAAGTATGCGGAACGCATTATGGATGACCCACACACCATCGTGTTCGCCAATCCTCCTACGTATCCGGGAGCTTATGAAAAGTTCTTCGAGACCGGGGGGAGATTCCAATGGGCGGAACCTGAATACAACGTGTTCAATGCTCCCGTTGATATTCCCAAGCTCTGTAGGCTGTTCGATGGGCGTAAGGCGTTGCTGATCTGCCAGCAGCAGCAAACGCCTGGAAACGCCGCAACTGATAGCCCGGTCTACGCCAGGCGTCTGGGTTTGGACAGTGTGATTTACATGAATTCCAACCGTCCGAACGAGGTCAAACGTCTTGTCGGCGGGAACATGGTGACTGTGGCGTCGTCGAAATCGGCGGAGATACCGATACCGATATTGCCCAGAGATCATCAGATTACCGAACGTTCCGAAATCAAGGTCGTACCGTTACGCGATAGCGCGGCCCAGGACTCGTATCTGCAAGTGATGCGGCATAGGATATCGGGAAACGTGAGCCCGATGTGTGTTCTCGTACTGATCGACGGTTACGTTGCCGGGATAATCGGATATGGTTTGCCGAATCCCATGTACACGATTCGCTACGCGGTATTGCGTCAAGCATTCGGGGTATCCCACGAACGGTATCGGCTTACGAAGCTGGTCACGATGATAGCGTTACGTCGTTCCACGTTCCAGCTCTGCGCTACGCCCAAGACACAGATACTCGTCGATGCGTGCGATGGGCTGGCAACCGTTGAGTACACGCGATACCCCGAAGCGAAGGGACTTCGCGGCCTGATGAAACTGGACAGACGCGACCGTAAAAACGGACAGTACCAATTGCAGTATAAGAGCGATTGGCACGAAGAGATCGGCTTAAGGAACATTCTCGGACAGTTCCTGGCCAAAGAGAACAGGAGGAAATAATGTCTGATATCGACACGTCGCAAGAAATGACCATAGCCGACGGTTTGGTAATCAAATGGGTTGACGTGATCAATCTCAAGGAACAAGACCTGAACGCGCAGGTCATGGAACCACGTAAGTTCGACGCGCTGACCCAGAACATCAAGCTACGAGGGATGTTGGAGTCATTGCCGTACTGTTCGCAACCGAACGGAGAAGGGCCGATAAGTATTGTTTCCGGCCATCATCGTACAAGAGCCGCCGCCCGCGCCGGTATCCAACGTATCCCGGTTATCGTGGACACGAAGCCTATGACACGTTCCACCATAACGGCGAAGCAGATAGCCGCCAACGAACTCACCGGCCACGCCGACGAGAAACTCCTGGCGCAGCTGGTCACTCAGATGGACAACGTAGACGACTTGTTGCTCAGCGGACTCGACCAGGACAGCCTACCGCACGTCGAACCGCAGCAAATCAACCTGAACAGTTTGAATGTGAAGTACGAGTATAAGAACGTGGAGTTTTTGTTTCTGACCCGCGAATACAAAGAACTTGAACAGTTCGTGGATGATTGCAACTCGGACATGCTCGGGTTGGTGCCTATGGAATTGTACGACGAGTTCGTGCATCAGGTGACATCGTTCGCTTCACGTAACGGAATCAAGAATATGGCTGCTGCGGTATCCAGGATCATCGAGATAGCGAGGAAAGACGCCGAGGAAGAGTGATTACAGGCCAGGCGAATCCTGGCCTTTTTTTGTTTGTATCACAAGACACAATGTGATATAATGAATATATCAAGCGATAAGGCTTGAGATAAACCCAAGGAGGAAACAATGGAAACAGTCAGAAATATCACCGTCGAACAGGCCCGCGACATAATTAACAGCATCGACACCAGTCTGATTCCCGAATGCCGCGACTTCGACACATACACCGAGACGGACGATATTTGGCGTCTCGGAAATTACGGGTACGTTGACGCCGACGTGTACGAGCAAGCATTCCAGGATTATGAGGAACGTAACGGGAAGACCGAGTGGGCGCGCACCATGTACGTGCTTGAAGGCAATCAGCCGAGCCTCCTCGAATTCTTCGTTGAGGCGTACAATCTCGGCGGGATGCCAATGCTGGACGGGCTTTTGGGTGACCAGTTCGATAGCGGGGACGCGGATAGTGTGTATTTGACGAACGGCGAGGCGTGGCCAATCTGAGTTAATGCATGCCCTGGCGTCCTAGCGTCCTAATTGGCGTTATTCCGCCATTCAGGGCGTCCTAATCACACGTCTTGGCACGTCCTACCAATCAGCAAACCAAGGAAAGGAAAACATCATGGTGGTATTCCGGGGCGCATACCCGAAGCTGTGAGCGCCGAAAACACAGAAAAGCCCCTCCCTCGGCAATGCTAAGAAATACAGACATCAGTTTGTAATATCACGCAACATGTGATATACTTTATATATCATCACACTATCAGAAAGGAACATTAAGATGGTAACCAACAACCTCAGCAGCAAGTTCATGCAAGTTCTCAACGAAGTCCCCAACTTCGTCACCGACGAAACCGCGCAGGCAGGCAACCGGACTTACAAGTATCTCAACCTTGCCACGATACTCAAGACCATCAAACCGGTTTTCGAGAAGCACGGCCTGGCATTCAGCCAGCGCGTCACGTTCGACAACACGAGAGAAGCGCGACAGTCCATCGGAACAGTAGAGACCATCATCTTCGATAATGAAGAACAAATGGTGGTTTGCTCTTACCCGTTCTTCGTGACCGGCGACCCGCAG